TTTTTTTTATAAGTCGGGATTCATTGTATATACTATTTATTGTTTCCTCCGACTGATTTTCAAACTCACAACTGCGAATAGGTTTGTAAAAAGATATATTATTAACATCGCAGTAGTCCATCATTGCAACCTGTTCTTTGGTTGGATTTAATGTTCTTTTTTTAAAAGAAATAAAACCATCGTTTCGAGATGTTACATCTGCCCAACGAGGTACTTTTAAACCCAATCCCCCTAGTTCAGGGGATGCAAATATTGGAAAAGGACTGTAGCGCTTGTCCAGATCGGACATTAATTGATTGCGCTTTAAAAAGGCTCTTATAGACGCTTTGAGCCGTCGGCTGTTAGGTTCAAAACCGCAAAAATTATTAAATCTAGCGGATATTTCTTTTAAGTCTTCTGGTCTCCTTAAGGGAGCTTTAAATTCTATTTTATTACCAGTGACAATATTACATGAACCTCTATCCCATTTTGGATTTATTTGAAATGGGAGACTACTTCGGGCCTGTTGACATAGGCCTTCGTTATCGAAGTAGAAACTACGTGAATTCAGAGTGAATTGGGTATCCGATTTATAACTCTTATCGTCATTCACGAGTATGCCGACTTTTTCTGCAGATCGACGCCAAGCAGCATGAATTTTCCTATTGCTGCGTAAGACCACGTCATCTCCGTTAATCACGAAGGGAAGGTCTCTTATATTCTTCTTCTTAATGCCAGCTTTATTATAGGACATTTTTATTAATGCGGCATTTATTACACATAGGATGGCAAAGCTTAAACCATGACCCTGTGGTTGTCCATAAAAGGAAACCATTTCATCAAAATCGAGATCAAATGTGTCTTGCACAGTTTTAATGTGCTTATAAAGACCATATTTCTCGAGGATCATGGATGCGACATCTTTAGACCACTGAATATCAAATTTATCAGTACATGTCTTATAGTCGCCACTGACATAGAAGGACCCATTCATATAATTATTTTTAATTTTCATGGGTATGTCAGGAGCAAGAGGCTTCTTTAATTGATTAAAGCCATCCTGATCACGCTGTGGATCACATTGCGTGTAGAAGAAGGTCGGGTGCGCCCATATTGGATTATAGAACATTGGTTGGAAAAGTCCGATCAAAAGATTAGATCTAGGAT